GCGGTCTCTTCCACGTCCACGTTGTAAGGCGGGTCGGTCAGGACAAGGTTTGCTTTTTCCCCATCCATGAGTGCCACATAGTTCTCGGCCCCGGTCGCATCACCGCACAGGACTCTGTGCTTCCCGAGATGCCACATATCTCCAAGCTGCGAGAACACAGGATTTGCAAGCTCGCTATCCACATCGAACTCGTCCTCGGAGACCTCCCTGTCATGCACCTTATTAAAAAGCTGCTCAATTTCCGGAGGCTCAAAGCCGGTCTTCCCAAGGTCAAAGTCGCTGTCACCGATATCCGCAAGCAGCGCAGCCAAAAGGTCTTCATCCCATGCGCCCGTGATCTTGTTGAGCGCAATGTTTAACGCCTTCTCCCTGACCTTATCGACATCGACCACGGCACAGGGCACCTCGGTATACCCGAGATCCATCGCCACAGTCAGCCTCTGGTGGCCGCCGATGATCGTCATATCCGCATTAACCACCAGCGGGTCGGCAAAGCCGAACTCCTCAATGGAATCCTTTATCTTCTGATATTCCTTATCTCCCGGCTTCAGCTTTTTTCGCGGGTTATACTCCGCAGGCTTTAAATCCGTCACCGGCAGCATCCTAAGTTCTGCCATCTTCATTGCTCATTCTCCTTCAATTTCTCTATATACCGGTTCAGGTACCAGACCGCCTTCTGCAGGTCTTCCACCGTTTTGCCCGGATCTTTCTTCCCGGCGCGTGCGATGTATTTCACCGCATTGCCGAGGTGGTAACAAAGGCCCTTGTCCTCAATAAAATCGATGACTTCAATCTTCCCGTCCGTGTAATGGCTCGGGTGATTCACCGGATCGTTTAGCATTGTCCTTCTCCCTCTGCCTGCTCTTATGTTTTGAAAACGCCCACCGGCATCTGTCCGAGCAAAAGGCCCGTGGCCGTCCGCGCTTCTTTACCGGCGTCATCGCCTTCCCACACCACGGACAGAACTGTTTCGCGCAGGCCGCGATGAATTCGTCCATGTCGGGATCGTCATATGCCTGCTGCATGATCTCCTCCTGTCCACGAAATTCCGGCGTGTCCACGAAATTATCCGCAGCCGGGTTATGAAAAGCGCACCGGCATTCCGTCCGTTTTCTATCGGTTTTTCAGGGCATCAAAAAAGCGTGGGAGCCAGTGTTCTTGCTGGTTTTCCATGCTTTTTAGTGTCTATTTTGCGAATGCGCTCCGGGCCGTCTGACCCGGGCTATGCAATTTCGCGATTTTTAACAGAAGAGGGGGCGGCGGTCTTGGAGGGCCACCCTGTAGAGATTCATACCCGCCCCCGGGTCGCCGCCTGCGTGTGCGTGTCAGTATCTGTACGTCGGCACTTCATCTTCGAGTCGTGTCTTTTGATCGTGACAGTGTTTGCAGAGCGGCTGCCAGTTCGATCTGTCCCAGAAGAGTTTCTGGTCGCCACGGTGCGGCACGATGTGGTCGACCACCGTCGCCTTCACATACCTTGGCGGTACTTGCTGCATGCACCGCACACAAAGCGGATGCTCCGTGAGGAACTTCCTGCTCTCCTTCTGCCACCTGCTTCCGTACCCTCTTGCTCCGGCGGACGCTCTGCCGTCACCGGGATGCTCCTTCTTATGTTCTTCGCAATACTTCTGCCCCGCAGGTACAAGCTCGGGACAGCCCGGATGCCTGCAGGGAACCTTGGCCTTGTATGGCACCGTCCTCACCTCCATCACAAAAGGCCAGCAGGTTTGTCCCACTGGCCTTCGCGCTCTTTTGCTAATAACACTATATCTCATTTCTCAAGGGATGTCGTCCGCGATATTCCTCATCACTCTTTCCCGAACAGCAACACCTGCAGGTGATCCACCGCACGGTTTTTCTTATTGTAGGCAGACGTCCGCTCGATGCTGTACTTGTCGCAAATGGCATACACCGGACTCATCATATCATCCGGAGCACCGTAGAACACTTCCAGCACATACCGCTCATCCTCCGTGAGCTCATCCCATGCGGGCTGGAACCACGTCATGTACTCCACTGCCTGACGGTACCGTTCCTTCAAAACATCGATCTGGTCGATTTCCTTGATGAGCTTACTCTCCGCCGCCTTCGGATCGTGTGCGTGCGGCATCCCGTCAAAGCCGGGACTTCTCACACTCGTCATCCTCTCCCTGACCTCCCGGATCTTTTCATCGGTGTGGTCAATGATGAACTGCATACTTGCGTAATCCCTGATTGCTGCGATCGTGGCCGACCGCTTGTCCAGATACTTCCAGATAATACTCATTGTGGCTACCTCCGATTCGTTTGATAGTTTCCCCTCGGATTGACCATGATTGTCATTCGTTCAGATGTGCCCTTACAGCCTGTATAAGGTTCTCCTGCGTCGTATCCTTATACTCGATGGCCTTCAGCACATCCTCATCCACCGTGCCCTTGCAGATAATGTGATGGATCGTCACTACCTCTCTCTGGCCCTGACGCCAGAGGCGGGCATTGGTCTGCTGCACCATTTCCAGTGACCAGACCCCAGAAAACCATATCAGGATATGGCCTCCTTCTTGGATATTGAGTCCGTGGCCAGCCGATGCCGGTGAAATAATAGCAACCGAAATCTTCCCGGCATTCCAGTCCGCAATATCCTCCGAGCTCTTCAAATCCCTCGGCTGATACCCAAGGCCACTCAGGTGCTCGATGATCCTCTGCCTGTCGTGCTTGTACCAGTACGCGATCAGGACGCTCTGGCCGTTTGCCTGCTCCACAAGGTCTTCCAGCATGAGGAGCTTGCGGTCATGGATTTTTACAATCCCGCCGTCATCACTGTACATGGCACCGTTCGCCATCTGCAGGAGCTTCCCGGAAAGCACCGCCGCATTGGAAGCCGTGATATCCTCTCCGCCGATGGTAAGAACCAGATCCTTTTTCAGCTTGTCATATACGGCTCTTTCCTTTTCGTCCATCTCGACCTCATGCGTCACAGATACACACTCCGGCATATCCAAATAGTCCAGCGCCTTCATGGAAATCGTGATGTCTCCGATCCGGTCATAGATCTGCTGCTCCGCTCCCGGAAGCGGCACGTAATTATATACAACGCCGGTGTACGGATTCATGGCGGCTGGCTTAAAATAGGTCTCCCGGTATCTGCTGATGAATCTTCCAAGCCTCTCGCCCATATCCAGTATCTTGATCTCCGCCCACAGATCCATGAGTCCTGCCGGAGCCGGTGTGCCTGTAAGGCCAACGATCCTCTTTACCTTCGGCCTTACCTTCATCAGGCTCTTGAAGCGCTTTGCTGATCCGTTCTTGAAGCTGGACAATTCATCAATCACCACCATATCGAAATCGAACGGGACACCGCTCTTTTCTACAAGCCAGCTGACATTCTCCCTGTTGATAATAGTGATATCCGCTCCGGACTTAAGTGCTGCCTTCCGCTGGGCCGGTGTCCCGATGGCCACAGCGTAGCTCATAAGCTCCATGCCATCCCACTTCTTTATCTCATCCGGCCATGTATTTTTCGCCACTCGAAGCGGTGCGATTACCAGCACACGACTTACCTCGAATCTGTCATACATCAGGTCAAAGATTGCCTTCAGCGTAATGATGGTCTTGCCAAGGCCCATATCCAGCAGCAGCGCTGCGATGCTGTGTTCCTTCAAGAACTCGATCGCAAAGGCCTGATAATCATGCGGCACAAACTTCATGCCTCGTCACCTCCTTCCTCCTTAAGCTTTGATAGCAGAGCCGGGCCGTCCAGATCCGTGAAAAGGTTAAACCTCTGGCTCCGAAAGAACTCCTCCAGCCGTGCCACCTCCGCTCGTGCATATGTGCCCTTCGGGTTGACACAAAGTCTTTTTCTCTCCGCCCGGTAATCCTTGCAGGCCTGTATGACCACCGCATTACCGAGCGCCTGCCAGCCGGTCATCCGCTCTCTCCTTTCCTGTATCCCGGAGATGATGTGCCCGATAGCGTCTGCATCATCCAGCACGTACACCCGGTACCCGAGACGGCGCAGCAGTCTGTGCCTTGCTTCCTGCAGCGGCCTTGCCTTTTTGCCCGGTGCCTTCACCTCCACAAAGCCCATCTTCCCTTCCGGCAAAAGCACCAGACGATCCGGCATGCCATCCATCCCCGGCGATACGAACTTGGGGCAGATCCCGCCTGCAGCCTTCACTGCCCCTGTGAGTTTCTTTTCTATCTGCTTCTCCCTCACTGTCTGCTCCTCCAGTCAAAGGCCGGTGACTTCTTGCTGATGCAATAGCTCCAGTTCAGCGCATCCGGATCAACCGGCTCATAGCCTGAAAGCAGCATGGCATCCTTGAACTCGTTGTTCGTCAGATACAGCCCGGTGTCATGTTCCAAGATGTGCTTGATGCCGTAGCTCGTCCGATCAAGCATCGGGCTCTTCCTCGGCACGATATTGTTCGCGATCCACTGCATCGCTGTTTCCATTTCTTCCTGCGGACGGTCTGTGATAAGATCTGCGTCCTCATAACCGTTCTCTATGCTGTACGGTCTGCCGTTTTTCATCATGATGTTCGTCCTCCCATTTTTATGAAGAGTGACGGTCGGTGACGGTCATTCCTATACCCTTTATAAATATTGAATTTTTCATTTTTTCTGATACTGCGCGTAGTTGGGTATATGACTGTCACCGACTGTCACTTTTTAGGTAAATCACTCCATGAAATCGCCCATTTTAAGCCGAAGGCCCTTAACGATTGATCCCTTGTTGGACTTCTTCTTCTCGAAGTTCCTGTTCTTAAGCTCGGTGTAAAACTCCGTCGTGCTGCGGGTAAACTCTCCAATCCTTTCGCAGTAGGCACGGTACTCGATATACAGCTCACCTGACTTTTCCGTGAAGGTAGGATCTATCTCGCAGCAGTCCTCCAAGAAGTTACTCATCCAGTCATTGCTGGCCTTATATTCGTTGATGGCATCGGTGACCACCTTCGGCCTCTTCATATGAAAGCCGCAGTCAATGGCTGCCTTTGCCCCTTCGATGATCCACGTAAGGATTGCAGGCCCGGCGTTCTCCACCAGATGGTCGGCGTAGTTCTTCACATCACCCTTGCCAGTAAAACTGGCATTGAAGGGAATAACGATGAGCCTTCTCCATGTGCCCGAGTCCGACGCTCCCACCCTCGGCAGGTGGTTGGTATACAGAACGACCGTATGTGACGGAGTGAAGTCTCCCGGGTCTTTGAACTTGCGCTCGCCCTGAATCTTGTCCGTCGACGTGATCTGCTTTAAGACCGAGGTCGAAAGCCTCTGCCCTTCTTCCAGCTCTGCCGCGATCGCGAGGCGCTTCCCTTTAAGCTCGGTGATCTCCCATTTCGTGTTCCGGCGCACCCCGACTGTCAATGTGTCCGCAGAGATCGACCCGCTGTAGGAACCAAGGACACGTGCGATGCTGTTAAAGAAGGTCGACTTCCCGTTGTGACCATCACCGTATGCGATAATCAGCGCCTCCACATACACATGCCCGATGGCGGCAAGCCCCATGACCATCTGTACATAGTCGATGAGTTCCTGATCCCCGAGGAATGTTTTCTGGAGCGTATCCTGCCAGAGGTCGGCACCCACGTCCCCGGGATCGACCGTCGTGACCTTGGTCATATAATCCTCGGGCCTGTGCTCCCTTTTGCTGGAAACTCCCTCCCTCAGGTCGTATGTCGCTTCCGGTGTGTTCAGCAGGAACGGCTCATTATCCAGATCTTCATATTTGATGTAGACCATCGGCTGCGCCGCCTGCATGGCCGAGTTGATGTAGCGCATGTTCCTTCTCTGCATCACGAAGGCGTGATATGACAGTGCCGAGATATATGCCATAAGGAGCGAGAGCATATCGCCCTGCATGTTCTTGGCGGCCTTCTTCGTATTGGAAAGATCCTCTTGTGTGGCTCCGGCATTTAAAAGTGCCTGCTTGGTCTTAAAGACCAGAAGCTCTGCGTCCGCCAGCTGCAGGTCAAGGAACTCCTCGGTCGCACCGATGGCTGCGGCGGCAGACGGCTCCCAGTAGACTCCGTCATAGTGAAGGAATCCGGTCTGCTCGCTAAAGCGCAGCTCATCACCGTATTCCCCGGACAGCACCTTTGCCTGACCGATGTCGGAATAATCCTCCGGCTTTAATGATCCTGCAGGGCCTGAGGGCATACCGCCCTTAAACTTATCCGGCGGCACATAGCCCGGAGCACTCGACACCTTCTTTGCAAACTTTGCTGCGCTGTGCCAGATCTTATCAAGCTCCTCATCTTCAAGCGGCGGGTCGCACTTGGCAGCCTCCTCCAAGAAGATTTCGTGCGCCGCATCCGTGTGTCCGAAGCGCTTGACCACTCTCCCGGCAAACCGGCTCATGGTCGCGTTCCGCTTTCCGGCAGGGATCGTGTTCACGCCGATGCTCTCCCCGGCTGCAAGGAACTCGCTGATTGTGATGCTCCCGTCATGCCAGATGACATCTTCTGTATCGCTCCCGTAAATGAAGCGCCCGGCGTCCAGCGCATTCCCGTCAAAGAACGGATAGGTCTCGAAGATCTTTTTCTTTAGTGCCGCATAGGCATCGGCGTCCTTCGTCTCCGGAATCACGAAGTAAATGTGGAACTTCGGCCTTGCAGACTTCCCGTTCTTTTCCTTCATGTGATGGCGGGAGTAGGTAATGGCGTACTGTACATCCTTAAACTCCTCCGAGAGCGCCTCCGGTGTTATCCACTCATCGGGGTTTTCTGTGTGGTCATTGTCACAGTCCATGACAACGCACTGTGATTTTTGGAAATTATCGATAGACCGGTAACTGCCCTTGTACTCAGCAAGGACGTGGTCGAGCCGAACAGCATCCTTTAATGCGTCCGGCGTATCCGCCACGACCTTTGTGGGATACAGGCAGTTCTTTTCATTACCGGCGGTCTTTGCCGTGAAAAGAATAAACTGCATCACTCCTCATCCTCCTCGAACTCATCCAGAATTGCCTTCGTTGCAAACATCAGTGCCCTGAGCACGGATATCGTCTCCGCATTGCCGACCACACCGATTTCCACTTCATCGAGCGTGCCGTTCTCGTTCTTCGTGACCTTCCCGAAAATCCCGGACTCCGACAGATTCTCAAAGCTGATGAGCGTTCTGGCTCCGCCCTTGTCATGCGGCAAAAGTCCCGTCGAGCCTGCTTCAATCGCTACGACCGACTCATCCGTATCCAGCGTCCTTTCGTACGTCTTGAACGGAACACCGTTGATGCATCTCTTCCTACTTCTGATCTCGTACATACACTTCCTCCTCTGCGATATATCGCACCTTCATGTTTTTCTGTTCTGCCCGGTCGATCTCGACCTGCATGCCTTCGCTTACCGCATCTCCGCACACCCACAGCTCCGCGCATTTCGGAAGAATCGCAAGATCCATAAATACCGCGAGATCCCGCTCCGTCTCCTCATCCATGAACTGCGGAAACATCAGGTGTGGTGCTATCGGGATGAACCCCTTATCAACCGCATACCGGCAGTAGTGCCTTGCCCTTTGTGTGTTTCCCTCCACGTCCCCGCTGTACGGACTGCAGATATACACAATCGGTCTGAACCGGAACATATGCCGGATCGCATCCGCTGCGGTCGGGTCGGCGTAGCCTTCTGCGTTATGCCTCAGGTCATCCATGTGCCTTCTCCTCCTTTCCTCGAAAAGTAGAGACCACTCATCTCTCTACCCTTCCTCCGTCAGCTGGCCCCGGTTTCTGCCACGGCTCAACAGAAAAAAATTTGACCGGCATGGATGGCTTCCGAATTTATACACACGTGCGCGTAGGACTACCTTCAAAAAAAAAATCTCCGCCCGGACGGCAGAACAACGCCGCAGCTGACGGAGAAGAAGTGAGGACAGGAAAAAGCCTCACAGAAAAATTTTCTTCCATCCCGGCGGCAGAAACACATCCCAGCTGACGGAGGAGAAGTGAAGGAGGAAGCCATATGAGCAAAGCAAGAGACAAACCCTGAAAAGAATGAAACCCGGAAACTTAAGAACAATGGAGGAATCAGCAATGACAAATAAAGAACTCACTGCTCTGACCGACGGATTCAGGAAGCTGGCTGCGGAAGCAATCAGTATCGCAGAGGCCCTTGAAGATGCGGAAAGAGCCGAAGACATGGGTGATGACAACCGCTCCGATGTGGTTACGGAGTCAGAGCCCGCAGAAACCGAGGTGGAAGTCACCGAGAACAAGGCGGAAGCCAAGAAGTACACGAAGGAACAGGTGCGTGCCATTCTCGCAGCCAAGTCCAATGCGGGCTACCGCAAGGAAATGCGTGATCTGGTAAAGAGCCGTGCCGAGAGTTTCGGCGATATCGACCCTGAGGAGTATCCGGCACTTGTTGCGGAGGCGGAGGGCATCGGAAATGGCTAAGCACGCTTTTCTCTCCGCATCCTCCTGTGCCAGATGGCTTGCCTGCACGAAGTCGGCAGCTTTAAACGCACAGGCAGGGAGCACCGGAAGTCCCTATGCGCAGGAAGGTACCGATGCACACAGCTTGTGCGAATACCTCGTCCTTACGGCACTCGGGAGGGAAGCGAAAGATCCTACGGAAGACCTCTCCTACTACGATCAGGAGATGCAGGACTGTGCGGAAGGCTATCGCGACTTCTGTATGGAAGGGGTCGAAACGGCCAAGGCTCTCTGTCCTGACCCGCTGGTAGGTGTGGAGGAACATCTGGAGTTTTCCAGATGGGTGCCGCAGGGATTCGGTACCGGCGACTGCGTCATCGTGGCCGATGACCTTCTGCAGATCATCGACTTTAAGTACGGCAGAGGCATCGAGGTATCCGCAGACCACAACCCGCAGCTCATGTGCTACGCGCTCGGAGCCGTGGATGCATACGACGGGATCTATGACATCAGGCGTATTTCCCTGAATGTGTATCAGCCGAGACTCGGCAATGTGGACTCGTGGGAAGTGTCGAAGGAAGAGCTCCTTGACTGGGCCGAGAACACTCTCGCCCCGGCAGCCAAGCTGGCATACGCAGGTGAAGGCACCTTTAAGGCCGGTGACCACTGCCAGTTCTGCAAGGTCAAGGCCACCTGCAGGGAGCGGGCCGACTACAACATGAAGCTCGCACAGTATGACTTCGCTGACCCTGCCCTGCTTGAGCCTTCCGACATCGCGGCCATCCTTCCTAAGATCGACCAGCTCACCTCTTGGGCATCGGATGTGAAGGACTACGCACTCCAGCAGGCGCTCTCCGGCGTGCATTATGACGGCTTTAAGGTCGTGGCCGGTAGGTCTGTCAGGAAGTACACCAATGAGGCGGCTGTCGCCGAGGCAGTTACGGATGCCGGATACGATCCGTATGAGCAGAAGCGTCCTCGGCATCACCGCAATGACCCGCATGCTGGGTCGCACCAAGTTCAACGAGATCCTCGGCGATCTTATTGATAAGCCGCAAGGCAAACCGGTACTTGTCACCGAGTCTGACAAGCGCCCGGAGTACAGTACAGCAAACAACGATTTCATGGAGGAATGAAAAAATGAGTAAGATGGTAAATCCGACAAAGGTAATCACCGGCCCGCACACTGTGTTCTCTTATCTGAACGCGAACGAGCCAAAGGCAATCAACGGCGGCACTCCGAAGTATTCCGTGTCGCTCATCATCCCGAAGGATGACACCGTAACCTTGAGCAAGATCAGGGCTGCCATTCAGGCCGCTTACGAGGAAGGCGCTGCCAAGCTCAAGGGAAACGGCAAGTCCATCCCGGCACTGGATGCAATCAAGACACCGCTGCGCGATGGCGACAAGGAGCGCCCGGACGATGAGGCTTACGCCAACGCCTACTTCGTGAACGCCAACAGCACCACGAAGCCGGGTGTGGTCGATGCTGACCGCCAGCCGATCATCGATACCTCGGAGCTTTATTCCGGTATCATCGGCAGGGCATCGATCAGCTTCTACGCCTTCAATTCGAACGGCAATCGCGGCATCGCCTGCGGCCTCAACAACCTGCAGAAGCTCTCTGACGGCACACCGCTCGGCGGTCACAGCCGCGCTGAGGATGACTTCGCAGATCTCGACGACGAGGACGACTTCCTCTCCTGATACTTTAACCCGGGTGGCAGGTAACACTGCCTGCCGCCCTTCTCCTTTCCGAAAGGCAGGCAAACAATATGACAACGAATGACGCAATGATACATTTCATCCTGACTACGCTCACCGGCTTTTGTCTCGCGTTCTATATCATCGGCATCATCGGCTTCTTTCAGGCCGTCTACAGACTTATCAAGAAGCTGATCCGCCGCATCAAGAAGAAGGACGACACCGACACCGGCGAGGTGCAGGAGGCAGAAATCAGCAGATAACCTTGGAGGCGTCAGGCAGATACAGCTCCTGCCGCTTTTCCTATCTGCAATGGAGGTACAGCTACCATGAAAACTTTGTCAATCGACTTGGAATCGTTTAGTGACGTAGACATCAAAAAGGCCGGAGCCTACAAGTACGCAGAATCTCCGGCGTTTGAAATCTTATTATTCGGTGTGTCTGTGGACGGCGGCCCGGTCAAGGTATATGACCTTGCCTGCGGCGAGTCCGTCCCGGACGATATCCTTGCCGCCCTCTCCGACGATAACGTAACGAAATGGGCCTTCAATGCGACCTTTGAGCGGGTCTGCTTATCTGTATATCTTCGAAGGAATTATCCTCAGTACTTCCGCTCCTACAGTATCCCGGAGGACTCCGTGGGGGCCTACCTTGACCCGAGCGCATGGCGCTGCTCCCTTGTCTGGTCTGCATACAACGGACTGCCACTCTCCCTTGAGATGGTCGGCAGTGCGCTGGGCCTCGAGGAGCAGAAGCTCAAGGAAGGCCGGGATCTGATCCGCTACTTCTGTGTGCCATGCAAGCCAACAAAATCAAACGGCGGACGCACCCGTAACCTTCCCGAGCATGACAAGGCCCGCTGGGAGCTCTTCAAGCGTTACAACCGGCGCGATGTCGAGGTGGAGATGCAGATTCAGAAGCGTCTTCACAACTATCCCGTCCCGGAATCTGTCTGGGACGAGTATCACATCTCCGAGGAGATCAACGACCGTGGCATCATGATAGATCCAGACGTGGTGAATGAAGCCATCCGGATTGACGGTCTCACAAAGGCAGAACTGACAGAAACCCTGCAGAAGCTGACCGGACTCGAAAACCCGAACTCTGTCATGCAGATGAAGGAATGGCTCTCCCAGAACGGTATGCCGATGGAGAGCCTTGGTAAGAAGGAAGTTGCCGCTGCCATCAAGGACGCACCGGATAAGGTCGCGAAGGTGCTCACCCTCCGGCTGCAGCTTGCCAAGAGCAGCGTGAAAAAATATCAGGCGATGCGAACGGCAGTCTGCACCGATGGCAGGTGTCGCGGCATGTTTCAGTTCTACGGAGCTTCCCGATCAGGCCGCTGGGCAGGGAGACTTATCCAGTTACAGAACCTCCCGCAGAATCACCTGCCGGATCTGGAGCAGGCACGCACACTGGTAAAAGCTGGTGACTACGAGATGCTGGATCTGCTCTACGACAATGTGCCGCAGGTACTCTCCGAGCTCATCCGGACAGCCTTTATTCCGAAGCCCGGATTCAAATATATCGTCGCTGACTTCAGCGCCATTGAAGCACGGGTGCTCAGCTACCTTGCTGGTGAAACATGGCGCTCCGATGTCTTTGCAAACGGCGGTGACATCTACTGTGCCAGTGCCAGTAAAATGTTCGGCGTCCCGGTTGAGAAGCACGGCCGGAACAGCCACCTCAGGCAGAAAGGCAAAATCGCTGAACTCGCGCTCGGCTACGGCGGATCGGTCGGTGCCCTGAAGGCAATGGGTGCCTTGGAGATGGGATTGTCCGAAGACGAGCTTCAGCCGCTGGTCGACGCATGGCGTACTGCCAACAGTAACATCACCGCATACTGGTGGGAAGTCGACCGTGCTGTAAAGACGGCGGTCAACCGGCACATCCCGACCCGCATCGGCAGCATCGAATTCTACTGGAAGTCGCAGATGTTATTCATCCGCCTTCCTTCCGGGAGACGCCTCTCCTACGTAAAGCCGCGCATCGGGCTCAACCAGTTCGGTTCCGAGAGCGTCACCTACATGGGGCTGGACGCACAGAAGAAGTGGTCACGGATCGAATCGTACGGCCCGAAATTCGTGGAAAATATCGTGCAGGCCATCAGCCGCGACATCCTCTGCCACGCCATGCGCACACTCTCCTACTGCTTCATCGTCGGGCACGTACATGACGAGCTCATCATCGAAGCCAGCCCGAATGTGTCCGTGCAGGCCATCTGCGACCAGATGGGCAGGACGCCGGAATGGATGCCGGGCCTGCAGCTGCGGGCCGACGGCTACGAGACAATGTTTTACAGGAAAAATGACTGACACTCAAAAACGCTCAACCACTTCTGTATCGGTGATTGAGCGTTTCTCTTTCCTATTTCCTTTTGGTGGTACCGGTCATCATATCATAGTGCTGATCCTGATCGAGTGCGTAAAATATCAACTTGAATACCCGCTTATACGCTTCCACGTCATCAGTCTCCTCAACGTAATTCAGACCGTCACTTATCCCGTGCGGATTGTTGATATATGCAAGCAGCGAAGACGCTAGCTGGTAGTCCGTCATATCCGGCTTGCCGCCCTCGACCTCTTTTATGAAGGCATCTTTATGCTTATCCAGAATGCGTTCCCGGAGATCACTCCCTTCAAACCCGCACAGCTGCAGGAAGTAGTATTCCAAAATCCTGCGCATCACATTCATGGTCGGAATCGGGGATTTCATATCACGCAGCTCGTCCCACAAGGCCGCATAGGAATTCTGTACGGGATTGTAGTTTTCCATCTCACTCGGAACCTCTGCGCTCGGTCTTGTGCAGGGCCTGACATCAGACATGTTATCGACCTTCCGGACGATATAAAACGAAACACAGTTATAATATCCGGTCTGCTGATAAGTAATCTCCCGATGGAAATACACATTATGTGTCAGGATGAATATCTGCTTGATATAGTCTCCCGGCACCTTCGGGTCAAGGTACTCTGTATTGTTCCGGCACACATTGACCATTTCCCGAACGATAGCACTGACGAGGAACAGTGCAGAGCTATCCATACTTGAAACCGGATCATCGATTACGACAATTTTCTCCTTCACCTCGTCACTCTTCAGGCTGCCGCGCACAAGATGGTAAAAATACAGGAATGCGATAAAGTTCCGTTCTCCTTCACTGAGGTTGTACGCAATCTCTCCGTTGCTGCGAATAACCTCATACGTATTTTCCACGCCTTCCTTCGCGCGAATGCTAAACCCCTGAAATCCTGAATCCGTCAGGATCTTATTTATGTTCGTGATGGCCGCTTCTGTATTTACGACCTTCGAATTCAGTGCGGCAATATCGGCAGTCAAGGTTGCGATACTCTTCCTAAGCCGCTGGCCTTCTGCATCTAGATCCGCCACTTCCTTTTCGAGGCGTTTCTTCTCCGTCAGATAGCTCTTCACGTTTGCTTCGAGCATGAATGCCAGATGCTGCATGATGTCTATCTTGCATTGTGTTTTGCTGGATCGTCTCTCGGAAACCACTTTGTTGTTTGCCTTGATTTCTGTGTTGATGCCGTCGATCAAAGACCAGATTTCTTTAAGAATGGCATCCGTATCCTCAAGTGACACGGGCTTTGCCGGTTCGCTGAGCTTGTCCGCCAAGCGGTCATTATTGATCTTGTATGTACTCTCCAAGAGAGCCAGCTTCGTTTTGTAATCCGAAAGCGGAATGCTCTCCATGACATCCGACAGATTCGCAGTCAGTTCGCGGATAACCGAATCCGTCTCCCGCTGATATGTCGTCGTAAGTTCAGACAGTTCCTTGATCTTACCCTGATACTGTGCATCAAAGCATGCCGTTATTTCTGCTTCAAAATTTGCCGGAAGCGTCTGCTGGCAATACGGGCATTTTCCGTCTGCCGCCTCCGTGTAGTGGTCGTGGCCTGTCCGTACCCAATCCGATGCATTTATGGCTTTTATGAACTGAGCAAATGGAGTATCGCTGCTGCTTACAATAATCTCTCCCAGCAGTGCCATTCCCGGAAGTGACGGGTAAGTCAGGCTCGTTCCGGCTTTCCTGAATTCGTTATAGGCCCGGGCACTGTCGTCAAAAGCCACATCATACAGGCGCTTCAATTCCGCGAGGTCGTGTTCCGTCGGTGCTTTCTCGGCAAGAACTGCGTCAGCCAGCCTCTTTTTCGTCTTTTTCCCATCAAGGGCCTTCTCGAAATCTGCCCTGACCTCAGCCGTGGCTGACCAGCATTCATTCTGAAATGTGGTTAGGATGGTTTCCTTCGCCGCTTCTTTTTTATCTCTGGTCTCCTGCGCTGTTGTTCTCTCTTCAGAGAGCTTTTTCTTCTCAGCGTTTTTCTCATCGACCTCCTGCTGGATTTTGATGTTCGTCTCGTTCATTGTGAACACACCCGGAAGATTATCATAGTTCGAGATGTTCCGGCTTATGAATTCACGGTTGTAAACGAGCACATCATAATCCGAGGCATCCTTGTCGCCTGCCCATGTGATTCCATCATTTTCTTCAATTGCATGCGCAATAGAGGACTTCCCGGCTCCATTGTTGCCGTAGAAGAAATTGATGAAGGTCAGATTATCAATCCCGGCTTCGCTGAAGGTTGCCCTGTTCAGTTTTATTCCTGTAATTGCTGAAGGTATCTTTCCGTTCAATATTGCCACCACCCCATTCTTTTTATTCTTTGATCTTCCCTTGGCGTACCCATTCATCGACCTCGGAAAGCTTGAATTTATATCTCTTCCCGGCACGGTAAACAGGAAGCTTTCCTTCCTTGATCCATGCCCGGACAGTATCCTGACTGATGCTTAAGTAGTCCGCGACGTCTTCCAAGTTGACCCACTTCTCTACCTGCATTTCCTCGTATTCCTTACTCATGCACATCCTCCGTCATCAATCCCCTGTTCAAGCAGGAAATCTCCTGATTTATTCAATATTTTCTTATTACCATCATCGATTTTCATTGGCTATCTACATCGTACAAAGAAAGGATAATTCCTTCGATGCTATTACGTAGCAGCCTTTATTCCCTTGGTATTTTCCCGAAGTGAATGGAATGCCTTTTTCATCGAGCAGATTCTCCATTTCATGAATCGTATTCATTTCTCCGCTGCGATTCGTATCGTCCATAAGAATCACAAAGCTTTCCGCAAGACACTCCGGAAGATTCTTCAGCACATCAATCCGTGCGTTCTCTTTCATGTCTCCTCCCATAGGGGCATCAATGACAATAAAATCAAATTTGTGTCCGACGATAGCTTCAGAAAACCCATCATATACACGGACTTCATTACCTTTATATTCCTCCATTGTCAAAGGCAGAAGTTTTATCTCTGTCCCGGCGCTGAGGGTATATTGCCTCTTAAAGAAATCAATCCATTCCGAATTATGCTCGACCACAGTATGAAAAACATCCTCTTTACTATTCGTCACATACTGACTGATCATTTTTGTAGACTGCCCCAGTCCAAGCTCAAGAATATTTCTCGGCCTGATTTCATCCAAAATGCGGTACATGACATATAAGGCCTGATATCCAACAGCCCAGCGTCCCGGGGAAAAAGTTTTATCCTTCAGCCACGCGCTGTCGATAATTGTGTCATGGAAAACATGAGCATAGACCGCCTCCATAGACTGGTGGACACCATCCGCTGTTGATGCCTGCAGCTGCATTACTCTCGTATGTATATCAGTAATTTCGTTTCTGGTTCCTGCGTATCCAGCATCCTCATACTCTTCTGCCGGGCTCCATTTCACATATAGACGGATAACATCACCGTCCTGAACTTCCCGACTATAAATAAATGGTTGGTCGTGGCAGACCTTTCGTGGTTCAGGCAGAACGTTCTCATCATCGATTTTCACTTGATCTATGAAAATATGATACGGAAGACGGTTCCCCTGTTCATCTCGAATATCCTCCCCTCTGAGCCACACCTTAAGCTCACCGGATCGGACACACTGAATCGTCAGGCTAAACACGTAATCTTTCGTATGCAGAACAACCCCATGTCCGTTTTCTCCAAACCAATCCGGAGTACGGATATGAAAACCATTTCCGGCTGATGTCCACGATTCTTTTATCAAGACGATATTCTCTGTCCCACCAGCATTCTTAATATCTGCTCTGACTCTCGGTATTACATCTATAAAACTTCTCTTGCTCATAATCATTTCTCCATAAATCAACTGCTGAAGATAAGTTCTCGCCGTTTCCAAGATAATCCTACAACTTGAACACCCTATACCCGGCTTCTTCCAGCACTTCCACAAGATTGATTCTTTTGATGGCCCAGTGAGTCCGGCTCAGTTCGTTATATGCTTTTGCTCCGCCTATACACAGCTCCTCCGCCAAATCTATAAGCACCTGCTGTGGGAGCATATTCAGTGTCTGGAAGTAAACCTTTATGCCGTTGTCCTGCACTTTGATATCTGTCACGTAGCCATATCGAAACATATGATCCGGATCGGTCTTTGTATAGTGGTGATTCTCACTTGCGAATACCGCCGGAAAGGTCTTGATAATCTCAATCGCCTCCGGCGTCAGTGACGCGCACATATCCTTCATCTCCTGAGAGGTGCTTTCCGTGATGGCACGATTCTTCGGCACAATGAACGACGTTCCATCGTATTGCTCATCGCCCAGAACGAAGAAATTAAAACAGTCATAGTTAAACTTCATGCCCTGCGCGATCGCAACGCCGCCCGTCTGCTGTGCTCCGGGCATAATCAGAACATTCTGATTAAAATCAAGACGCTCTACAACAGCAATCTGGGTATTATGATCCCCTTCCTGCTTCAGCTCGACTTGTGACGGTCTTTTCTTTTCCGGGAGCTGATTCGAATCAGCAACCTGTATCTCGTTACTCATCCGGCTTCTCCTTCTTATCTGCATAATAGTTTTCAATATGCGCAATCTGCGTATTGTTGTTTCCGTGCTGCGTAAAATTGAAAATAAATGGATGATCCACAGTCTGCTGAACCTGCTGCGCCTGCGGCGGTACATCTTCTATAACATCATCACCTACGAGTACGTCATCCACATCCTCCGTAATATCCTCGGAAGTCTCCGGCTCATCGTAGTGCGGAATATCAGCATACAGAAGTTTTATATTCCGTTTGCTATACTCACCCAGCAGCTTCGTGTATGTGCGTTCCGCGCCGCCTCGCTGCGGGCAAAATTCATCGTAGGTACTTTTCCCGATTCGGTTGTCTTCGACAACTGTCAGCACATAATGCCATAAGCCCAGAAGAAATGGCTGCAGACAGATCGAATCTGCTGACAGAATTTCTCCTTTTGTCATCGTGCTTCCGTCTTTGCAGACGTAGAACTCTGCGTCATCTTCTATCTCCGCATCTGCAGAGAGTAACTCCATCAGCCCCTTGACCAGATACTCGTCTTTCCGGGTGCTGGTTTTTATATCCAAAAAGTCATCAACGAATAGACACATCCAATACAGCGGATCTGAATAGCGGCTCTTCACTCGATCGTCAAAGCTCCTAATAACAGCAGGGTCATCCAAACGGAAAAATCCTCCGCTCTTGCTGGCACATGATTTGAACCTTCTCGCCGCATCCTTTCCTGACTGGAGCTCTGACTCTGTCAGCGGAGATATATCCGGAATCAATATACGCGCCAATGACCACAGGGCTTCCGGCTCTGTAATTCCGCTTTTGACTCCGTTATAAAATTCTTCCTTCGTCGGCTTCTCTTTTCTGGCGTGGGACACAAGCGTAAAGAAAGTCCCGCCGCACAGCCTATAGGTTTCATTCTTTGTCATTGATTGTCCTTCTTTTTCAATATTTCTTACTCTTGCTACTCAAACTACTCCGTCTACTACGTGCAACACCTCTTGTAACTACTTCATAACAAGAAGTGTAAAGAGACCGGATGTGTGGGTAGGCAGTGAAGATTTGAATGTGATTAAACCCAAACAAATCCTACTAAATCATTATAACTCGAAACCCGTTATAAGGCTACTCTTTACAGCTCCCCGGCACGACATAAAACTGCCGTCACCGCCATAGCGAGTCTTCTGATCAAGGGCTACTTGCCGCAGCGGCGGTGAACAACCAAATAAGAAAGCCGACCTGCAAGTGGACGGCCATCAACTGAAACGGAGATCCTTCTCCAGTTCCGGATGGTCAACTATACCCTTCTGGCCGTGCTTGGGCTCTCCGTTTCGCCACAAAACCGGGCGAATTGGAGGGCCCATCTTATGTCAAAAGTAGTCAATTTTGTAAACCAGAAGTCAACAGGGCCGAAGAAGATCGGCACCATCGTAGCAAGTGAAGGAAAGGTTCTCGTGGCCATGCCGATTGAAGATCACTGCCTTATCAAAGAGTACAGCCTTGATCCGAAGAGAATCATCCGTCACCGCATCGGCGGCAAAATGTACCTCTGCTACATTTGTGAGATCGAAGAAGAAAAATACGATGCGTTCAACAAGGGTTACACCAACGACATCAAATCAAATGACAAGCGTGAAGGCAGACAGTGCCGGTGCATTATCGAGAGCGAAATCACAGGTCGTGCTATCGTCTGCCCTGACGATGCAGACCACTGCTGCTACGGCTGCCCGAATGCCGGTCGCCTTGATGTGCAGACCGCAGCCGTCTCCTATCTGGAAGACCTCGGCAAGAGCTCCGGCGACTCCGACGACGGCGGTGACTGCAGCTTCGAAATCAGCATCGGTGATGTGACGAGTGAAACCGCCATGAGCAATCTGGAAAGATGGGAAATCAAGAATCGGCTCAAGGCCAAGGAAACCCTGCTTGCAGACATTTACGAATACAGTTATGAAGGCTATGAGCCGAAGGATATCGCCGCCATGCTTGATATGACTTACGACGATGTCATCAATGCCAAGAAGCGGATGCGGCGCGTAATCGCTGCCTACCGCAAGGAATGTGAAGATTAAGTCCTTCACCCGCAACTGAATATCGGTATTACCGTAGGCGGTGTCACTTTGCTGGCACCGTCTTTTCTTACCGCTTTATGATCTTCATCTTCCCCGGCTCATATCCCGGCAGCTTGTACGGGAACATCGTGCCGTCCAAAAATTCAATCTCCAGCACTCCATCCGCCGTCACGGTCATCTTCCTGAGCATGATTCCGATGTCCTCATCACGGCGGACAAGTGTCCAGACATCTGCGCGTTTGAATTTTCTCTTCTCCTGTTCCAGCTCGCCGTGCCGTGTCTCCGGCACTATGCCGCGCAACACTTCCATCACCGTCTGTTCAACGCCCCTCTTCCTCAGGAGCTTTCGCATCGCATCGTACAAAACGTAGTGAAGCACCTTGTCGTATATATTATGTGTCTTGCAGGGATTTTCCTTCCGGAACCGGCTGCGGCACTGCCAGACCAAATTATTATATGAGGTTGAATGCCACGGTCGTGGGCCGAAGGTTGCACCACATTTTCCGCAGTAAATTTTTGTGCTGAATGGCGTCACCCCACTGTATCGTATTTTTTGTGTCCGCAGATTAAGCCGTCGTTTTTTCTCATCCTGTACATAATCAAAAAGCCACGGGGTAATAATTGCCTCGTGACCTCCGTGAACGTAATACTGTGGGAGCTGACCCGTGTTCTTTACAGACCGTTTTGTGAGGAAATCCTCAGTGAATTTTTTCTGCAAAAGCGCATCGCCCTTGTATCTTTCATTCGTGAGTATGCTATCTATGGCGTTGTTGTGCCACGTATCATGTCCCATCGGTGTCCGGATACCTCTTTCCGTCAGAATCCGCGCTATTGTCATTGGAGTATGTCCGACAAGGAACAGTCGGTAGATTTCTCTGACGATTACTGCCTCTTCCTCATTTACGACCATTTCATACTTCTGCGCTCCTTTATCATATCCGAGGAACGTACTGTACGGTTGCCAATAAAGTCCTTCTGAAAATCGTTTCCTGTGGCCCCATGCAACGTTTTCCGAAATGGAGCGGGACTCTTCCTGAGCAAGTGACGCCATAAGCGTTAGTATAAATTCGCCCTTGGAATCCAGTGTATAAATGTCCTCTTTTTCGAAATAGACCCCGACTCCTATCTCTTTAAGCCGTCGAGTGGTCTTGACGGAATCCACGGTATTTCTGGCAAACCGCGAAATTGACTTTGTTAGAATCAGGTCGATCTTCCCATCCTCACAATCTGAAATCATCTGGTTAAAAGCATCCCTGTGCTGCATGGACAGTCCGGATATTCCGTCATCCACGTAGGCTTTTACAAACGTCCATCCCGGATGCTGCTGGATCAGCTTTGTGTAGAAATTCTCCTGTGCTATAAGGCTGCTCTCCTGTTCATCGAGCTTTGTCGACACCCTTGCGTAAGCCGCTACTTTCTGCCCGGGACTGTCGACACTCTTCTTCGACAGGAATTGCGGCGGGCCTTCGAGCTTTATTACTTTCCTACTCACTGACCATCACCACCGATCCGAATTCCTCCTCCATGTGCTCCACCTCAAGGAACGGCGACTGATAAATTTCTGCGACGGCTTTCCACGCCCTCCGCAGCTCTTCTTCCGTGATGGACTCTTGATGATACAGATTAATGAGCATCCACTTGGCCAGCCGATAGTCGACCTCTGACTTGAACATATCGCATCCCTCCTCTCTGAGATCATGCGATACATCCCTCGGCCCGTCCCGAAAGTCAAGTTATTTCTGAATGGCACCGGCTCACAGGAGGGGTGCACTGTCAAATAAAAGCCCACACTATCAAATGAAAGCTGCTACTCTCACATTTGACAGTGGAAAAGAGCTCCGGCTGTTTTTCCGCGAGAGTAAAGAAAAAATCGCCCTCCGACCCGGTGCCGGAAATGGCGATTTTCAGAAAAAGCCTTATATCAAGGGATATGAACATATCCGGCAAAATCGGGTACGTATCATTTAGAGTCCCCCGTTGTCAATATGTCGATATCCATACTCAATCGCCTTTTTGACACTACAGAGTGCGACCTGTCCGTCCGGTGTCTGCCATGTACCGAATCCTACTGCAGGAATTGTTACGCCGTTTCTTAATTTTCTTGTCTCCATCTTTTAGTCCTCCTTTACATCATTTTCAATATCTTTGATTTTCCTTGCCGGCACACCGCCTACAATGCAGTTGTCCGGAACATCCTGCGTTACCACAGCTCCTGCCGCAATAATTACGTTGTTTCCGATGTTCACTCCGGGAAGGATCGTTGCGTTTCCTCCGATCCAAACATCATTGCCGATTGTTACCGGCTTCGCGATACCCAGATGCTTTCTTCTGCCTGATGGTGAAATCGGATGGCCTACTGTCGATATCATCGTATTTGGTCCAATCATGACATAATCACCGATGGTGACCGGTGCAATATCGAGGATCGTCACGTTGTAGTTGGCCAGGAAATTTTTCCCGACCCTGATGTGCAGTCCATAGTCGCAGTTGAAGCCGGTCAAAACCGCCGGGTTCTCCCCGGCTTCCGCAAAGAGTTCGCGTATAACCGGCTCACGTGCCGCCTCATCATCCTGCGGTATGGCATTCAGTCTGCCGCATACCTCTATGGCCCGCAGTTTCCTGCCATTTACGCCTTCATCCCAAAAATCATATTCAAGACCGGCGTCAAGTTTTTCGAGCTCTGTCATTTTTATCTGCCTCTCTTCCTCTTCACTTCCTTAGGAAATATTCTATTGTTCTGTCATCTGCGTCTGTCAGTTCCTTTATGTGTGTAAGCAGCCTTCCGTAGGATTCCTCCGATGTCCGATCATATACATGTTTTCGGAACCCTTCCCCGAATCTCACCTCAGGTGTTTCATATCTTGCGACGCCCCATCCATAGGTGTTGCCATATTTATCCTGCTCATATTCGAAATTGCTGATAACTACATAGCCGGCCATCTGCAGTCTCGTAATGATGCCGTCAAAGCCTTTATTGCCGCCCTTTTTGTAATTGCCGATCCGCTTCAGTTCCCTGGAAAGCAATGAACCATGCTCATCAAGAATGTCATAAACGATCTTATCGGCACGCCTCACCAAACCATCATCATAAAATGCATCAAAGTCATAGCCATCCCTTCTCCAGTTGGCAAAATCCATGTACCAGGCCGCACTGATAAAAGCTGCCTTGCCATGAAAGAACTTCCCATAGGCACAGCCGGTTTCCTGAATGACCGGTCCCTTCCATTCCCAGATACCTTCCCCCTCATCCGGAAAGTAATACCTCGGATCCACACACTCTTCCAGAGAAAACCCATCGATTTCATTGCTGAAAAAAGGCAGGATCCCGATTTCATTCACAAGCCTTTCCAGACCTTTCTTACCTTTCACTCGCGGAAGCCGCATAATGCATACCTCTTTCCGACAAAGCTTTTACCTTTTTCACAACCATAAATCTTCCGGCTCCGGACATAGTAGATCGGAAGCACATAAACCGATGTGAAAATCCATGCCAGCGGCAGTGCCAGACATATTCCGGTATAACCGAACCATCTGGTCAGCAATACTGCTCCTGCGATCCTTCCCAGGGTCTCCAGCACTCCGGACATCACCGTATACTTTGCCTGTCCGATCCCCTGCAGAGTGAAGCAATAACTTTCCTGTATGGCAAGGAATCCGTAGCCCATGACAAAGGACACCAGGAATTGATGTCCGTACCGAATGACATCTGCCTCCTGCGTACTGTCAACGAACCACCCGATCATAAACTTCCCGAATACCCAGGCGATCACCGAAAGAACAATAGTCATACTCCAGGTGATCAGCATCACTCTCTTTAATCCGGCATTGATACGTTTATAATTCTTTGCCCCGAAGTTCTGGCCGGACAGCGGTATCATTGCCTGGCAGACAGCGTCCACAGGCGCCGCCATGATTCCATACAGCTTGTTTCCTGCCGTGCTCCCGGCCACATATACCGTGCCCATGGTGTTGATGGACGTCTGTACAATCATAATCCCGACCGCAATGACAGAACCCTGGATGCCCATCGGAACCGCCGTTGCCATCTGTTCCCAGGATATGCTGCGGCAAAGATGCAGATAGTTTCTGCTGATCTGTAAATCAGGCACCTTCTTTACAATATATACCGTCAGGAAAATTCCGCTGACAAGCTCAGATATCACAGTTGCAAAGGCTGCACCGGTCACGCCCATACCGAACGCCGTAATAAAAAGAATGTCAAGTCCTACATTGAGAATGGATGCAATGACAAGGGCAATAACCGGTGTTCTGCTGTCTCCGATGGCTCGCAGATGTGCCGCCTGGAAATTGTAATACACCGTTGCGGGAAGTCCGAGAATGAACACAAGAATGTACTCATATGCATACCCGTAAATATCTGCCGGCGTATTCGTGATATTTAATACCGGCCTGCAGAAGATTACAAAGAGAATCGTCAGGATAACCGCGATCAAAGCAGATAAGAGAACCCCGTTTCCAAACCGTTGCTTCATTCCTTTCTTATCTCCGGCACCGAGCCGCTGCGCTACGGAGACCGAGAACCCGTTCGAAAGGCCGTTGCACAGGCTGTAAGCAAGAAAGGTGATTCCCGTGGTGCAGCCAACACCGGCCAGCGCATTGACACCCAGAAAACGTCCGACGATCACGGTATCCGCGAGATTATAAAATTGCTGAAATATGGATCCGAAACAGATCGGAAGTGCGTACAGCAGAATCTGTCTTGTAATCGGTCCACGGGTCATATTTCCGGTCATGCAGCTAAATCTCCTTTTTCCTAAATTATGATGTCTTACATCTTGCCTTTATCATAGCCGAGTACCTTTTAAAAAACAGTCCTTTTTCTTAATGTTTTATGTGGCTTTTCTTCAGATATTCATCTATAATGAAACCGTAAAAGTTCAGAAAAATTTGCAAGGAGCGAATGCTATCTATGAACAGAAAAAAATTGAATGCCGCTATAGCTGAACTGGCTGATGACTTTGACGCCATCGAATGGGACCGCCGCAAAGTAGGCAATTCCCTTGTACAGATGTGGCCGGGAAGGTCGGATGAAGAAATTATGATCTGCGTCTTCAGGGGATCGGATATCCATGAGCCCTTTCATCGCCAGGATTTCTTTTTCCTGAATTACGCATATAAGGGTGATTACGGCGCCATTAGTGAAAAATACGACAACCATATCACTGTAAAGGAAAACTCCTGCTATATCGGAAGACCGAACGCAGACTATGCGATCTACGGTCACAATAACGAAGAGGTCATAATCATTGGCGTGCTGATCCAAAAGGAAAGCTTCCTGAAGAACTACTTTTCCATCCTCGCCGCCGATTCAGGAATGTTCCGTTTCTTCCTGACGCAGGACATCGGAAGTTTTGAGGATGAGTATCTCCAGCTGGATTTTGACAGAGATTCCATGATCCGGAATCTCCTTGAATGGATGGTCATAAAATACGCAGAGAAAAAAGAAGAGACGCAGCAGATCCTGCGCCCTATGACAGTCTCTCTCCTGCTTGAGATTGCCGGACAGCGTCGGAAATCCAGGAAAGAAGTACTAAACGACAGGATATCCGACCAATTCGTCCGCTATATCGAAGACCACTTCGATCATGTGACGCTTGCTGATATCGCCGCACATTATTCGTATCATCCGAATTATGTATCTACCGTCCTGACGAAGGAGACCGGAAAATCCTTTTCTGCTCATGTACTGGAGCAGCGTATGGCAAGGGCACGGATTCTCCTGCAGAATACAACGCTGTCCGTAGCGGATATTGCAGAGATGCTCGGGTACTCGAACACAAGCAATTTCCATAAGGCATACAAAGAATACTATGGCACCACACCGAGGGAATCGTAAAATGTACATTACCCCGTTTACTTTCCGCCTTCATTTCGATTACTGCACATTCCCTGTTTTCATAAAGTTAAAGATGTCTTTGGTTTCTATAAGCCTTGCACCTTCCTTTATTCCTATCTGACGAAAAATCGCCCACAGGAATCCGGCAAGGACACCCATGGGCGACAGACATCAAATGGTATTCACTTTCAGCTTGTCTCTTCCGTCAGCTCATACGTGATTTTCATCGTCATATCCGTGGTCTTCACCACCGCAGATGACAGATTGTTGATTGATGCGAGATACGGTGTCAGCAGATAGCAGACAAAATACTCACTTCCGTAACTGCTAGTCCAACCGAACAGGAAGTGCTTATACTGGAACAGCGGAGTCGCAATCGGGAGTATACGCTCGCTCCCAACCGTAGCAATGATTCTGTCTGATGCCGTTATCTGGAAGTCATATCCGATAATAAGGTCTTCGTTCACCATCACCATGTAATTCTCACTTGTACCGGAACCGGCAAGAGGCTTGTACGCTGATGTGAAGCCGAGGTCAATCAGGGTGATGTCCGTATAGTTACTGAGGTTAATCTTGTAGATTCCAGCTTTGTCATAGCTTGCCAGATACAGATACCCGTCACGGATAACGCCTCTCGATTTTCTTGCCGGATAAGAGTCCGCCGCAAAGGAACCTATCGGCTGCAGGTAGGCGTTGGACAGAGTCCAGGAACCTTCCTCAAAGCTGTAGTCCTCCTTCTTAATCTTGATCCAGAGCATTGTGGCGTTTCCCGAAGAGTTCCCGACATTGGAAAAGCCGTACCAGTAGCCGTCATGTCCGTCAAGGAAGTCACCGTACTTGGTATAACTGCCAAGGAACTTGAAGGTCGAGCAGGTTAACGTCTTTGTCTCTTCAACCGTGTACCCGGAACCGCTGAGTTCCTCGTTAAGCCCGAGCGTAAATATCGGGAACCTGCTCTTCGTGATGGTCACAGCCGAGTCCGCAAATGCCATCGAATAGAGATATTCATTTTCAAAGTCAATCTCCACGCACTGGTGAAGCGGGAGCTGCTCCTCCGTGGTGAGGTCGCCAACGCTTATCTTGCAGACAAGAAGGAAAGGCGTATCATCTGCCACCGTGCTGCCGTAAGCATTGGCACCGCCCTGCGCGGAGGTAAGAGCCGCAGCCGCGATTGTGCCGTTTCCCTGGCTCGGAGTGAATTCCCAGACGAAACGATAACCGTTATCAAGCGTCTTGCTTTCCGTAAGGTTCAAACTTCCTCTGGCCGTGTTTGCCGTGGAGTTTACATCATTGGATGCATACGCTCCGGGAAGATTGCCCGACAGCGGATAGACATTATCCGCTGACTCCGTAAGCGTTGACGGGAACAACAGAATCCCTCCGATCATGTTCGGACATATCGGCAGCAAGTTGTCCTGCCAAATGAAATCCGGATACTTATTGTAGGTGTTATAAAAGATACCCATCGGATTGATTCCAAGGATGTTGTTTGCAGTATCCGTTATCATATTTTCTTCCGTCACGCTCTCGAGCACCTCTTCTGTCGAGGAGTCGATAAGTTCCAGTGTCATCGTTCCTTTTAACTTTTTCTTAGCCATGTTTTAATCCTCCTCAACAACAAAGGGACTGCCGAAAGCACCGATGCTCCTGCGTCCCGTGATTACCTGTGATAGTGTTTCAGTATGAAGTTTCTGGTATTCCATAGTAATGGAATCAGAAAGCGTATGTATCTTCGGACCGTTGCCGATTTTTAAGTCTCTCGATGGTGTCCGTAAGGTTGATGGTTCCGTCCCAGGCATCCGCAGCACCCATGCCCTGACCGCTGATGGAAGCGATGCAGTTTCCCGTATCCACCGAAGCCGTGCCGCCGCTCATCCTCATGTAGACATTAAATGTATTCGTGTAGTTCGCCACCACATTTTCAATCGGATAATAAAGCAGAATTGTATGCGCTCCGGAATGCCAGGTCTCTATCGGGTGATGAATCTCAACGACCTCGTCATTTAATTCAAATGTAAAGTATGCAACCGCCTGCCCGTCCACCGTCCAACTTGCCGGGAGTTCCACGGAAAGCACCACGTCATCACCGGCTTCCGTTTCAGCCGCTGCAGTTCCCACAGCCGATATGATGTCATCCGCGGGGATAGTAATATCGCCCTTTGCTGTTGCTGAGCGTGTCTCCTCATCAGCCGTGACATTTACGATGACCTGACCGAAGAACTGCGCGTGATTTTCCTCGCTCGTTGCGAACTGAATGCTTATGATCTGCACATCCGTATCGCTTATGGTAAAAGCCGATGCATTCGTAAATGTATGGATGCCAATCTTTGCAGCCTCCACCTGATTTAAGAGTCCCGAGATGTTCTTATCGTTCTTGGACTTCGCCTGTGAGAGCTTCGGATTTTTGCCAACGCACTTGATGGTCTGTCTGCCGCCGATTTTAATGTTGCTTGCCGTGATGCAGGCATACTTCGTGGAATCCGCCTGACCACCGGTGAAGGAAATGATATCCCCGAGGTCGAGTGCCGGATTGCCGATGGTATCGGAATCGAAGGGCACATAATTTACCACGGCAATATCATCCAAAATGTTAGTGATAAGCTCCTTCCTGGTATCATCCGTACCGAACTGCAAGAGCGGATTCACGCCAAGATTCATGGTGAGCCCGTCATCGGTTTCAAGAGCATAGTATTCCGCTATCTGTGTCCGAAGGTTTGTAGAACTAACCGCTGTGTATCTTGTAATGAAATCCGAAAAGCTGGAAGAGAAGCGGTGTTTTTGTTCCACGGTGAGAGAGGAGTCGGAGCCGTATTTTCTGAGCTCCAGCTTGCCTTCACGGTTGATTACCCAGAAGCCTCCGAGGACTTGTCCTACATAGTAGAGAACATCTCGGTAAGTCTCGATGTCGTTATCCTCGTAAATGGATAAGTTCTCCGTACCGTTTGGCAGAGCTTCGATTTCTTCTCTTGTCTGTGCCAGTTCAACCTTGCATCCGGTGGAGCAGAGGGTCATGAAATCATAGGCGTTACCGATGGTTGAAAATCCGTTGAAGTTCTTCTCAAACCGAAGCATGTAATCGTAAGCTTTTATCTCCAGAGTTCTGACTTTACGGTTTGCCTCAC